CTGAAGGTATTGTCACCCTGAACGCCAAATGGACCGGCGACAGCGGCAACGACATCAGCCTGCAATTCAATCGCCTGGGCAAGAGCAACGGCGAAGAAACTCCGGCCGGTCTGACCAGCGCAATCACCGCCATGACCGGCGGCGCCGGTGTACCGGATCAGATCGCTGCCGTCGCAGCATTGGGCGATGAGCCTTTCGAATTCATCGCGCTGCCGTGGTCCGATCTGGCCACTCTCAACACCTGGCAAGCGGTCATGGATGACAGCACCGGGCGCTGGTCGTGGGCCAAGCAACTGTTCGGTCACGTCTACAGCGCCAAGCGCGGCACGGTCGGCACTCTGGTCGCCGCAGGCCAGGCCCGCAACGATCAGCACATGACCATCCAGGCGCTGGAGCCGGGCGTACCGCAACCGTTTTGGGTACAGGCCGCCGCGCTGGCTGCACGCACGGCGGTGTTCATCTCCGCCGATGCCAGCCGTCCGACACAAAGCGGCAGCCTGCCGGGCGTTGACCCGGCGCCGGCAAGCGAACGTTTCACCCTGACCGAGCGTCAGTCGCTGCTCAACTACGGCATTGCCACCGCCTACTACGAAGGCGGTTACGTGCGCATCCAGCGCTCGATCACCACCTACCAGAAGAACGCTTACGGCCAGGCCGACAACTCCTATCTGGACAGCGAAACCATGCACCAGTCGGCGTTCATCGTGCGTCGTCTGCAAAGTGTGATCACCAGCAAATACGGCCGCCACAAACTGGCCTCCGACGGCACCCGTTTCGGCGCCGGCCAGCCGATCGTCACGCCAGCGACCATTCGCGGCGAGCTGATCGCGCAGTACGCCAAGCTTGAGCTGGAAGGTCATGTGGAGAACGCCGAGCTGTTCGCCGAGCACCTGATTGTCGAGCGCGACGTGCAGGACCCGAGCCGCGTGAACGTGCTGTTCCCGCCGGATTACATCAATGGCTTGCGCGTGTTCGCACTGCTCAACCAGTTCCGTCTGCAGTACGACGACGCGGCCTGATCCGCGCAGTCGGCGCTAAGCATTCAGCCCACCTCGCGTGGGCTTTTTATTTGAAGGGAGAAACACCATGGGTCAACTGATTGCAGGCACCTGCTACGTCAAGGTCGACGGCGCACAACTGACCATCAATGGCGGCTGCGAAGCGCCGCTGATGGCGGTCAAACGTGAAACCGTCGTGCCCGGTTTCTACAAGGAAACCGATATCGCGCCGTCGTTCAAAGTGACCGCGCTGCACACCGCCGACTTCCCGCTGAAGAAGCTGATCGAAGGCACCGACATCACCGTCACCTGCGAATTCAGCAACGGCAAAGTCTACGTGCTGGCCGGCGCCTATCTGGTCGAGGAGCCAGTCTCCAAGGGCGACGACGCCACCATCGAACTGAAATTCGAAGGCATCAAGGGGACCTGGCAATGAGCGGCGCCGTGAAGCTTCAGGTTGCGATCGAAGCTCACGGCGAGCCACTGACCGAACTCGTTCTGCGCCGTCCGACGGTGCAAGAAGTGCGAGCGATCAAGGCGCTGCCGTACAAGATCGACAAGAGCGAAGAAGTCAGCCTCGACATGGACGTGGCGGCCAAATACATCGCCGTGTGCGCCGGCATCCCGCCGTCGTCGGTCAACCAGTTGGATCTGGCTGACCTCAACGCGCTGAGCTGGGCCGTTGCGAGTTTTTTCATGAGTGCGGCGTCGGCGCCATCACCGACCTGATCGCCGTCGCCTATGACTTGGCCTGGTTCTGGAAGGTTGACCCCGAACAGATGATGGCCAGGCCACTGGATGTGCTCCGCGAATCGCTGGAGCACGCGCAACGGATCAATGCGATGCAGCAGGTGCAGTGATGGCCAATACTCAGATAAATGCACTCCAGCAAAACATGCAGACTACCGTGAACATGCTCGTCGTGATGCAGGGTCTGCAGAAGATGGACGCTGAGATGAAGGGCGTCCGGGGCAAGGTGGCGGCGTTCAGGAAAAGCCTGGAAAGCAGTTCGATCAAGCCCTTTGATTTGTCCGGTTTCATTTCCGGTGGCGGCTTGCTCAAACCTTTTCAGGAGGGACTGAAGAAGGCGATCAAGGCCGAAGACGAACTGGCGACCAAGAACAAAAAACTCAATACGCCGACGCTGGGCAAAGACGCGCTGATTCCTGCACCGTTGAACAAGTCCGTTACGGCGCAGGTACCGGCGGTAGTGAAGGGGGAAACCTCGGCCAATCTGGCGAAGTTCAACGTCTCGCTCGACAACATTTCATTGAAGATCGGTCAGGCGTTGTTACCAGCCGTCAACGGCCTTGTAACGGCGCTGGTGCCGGTGGTGACTTCGGTCGGTAAGTTTGTCGCCGATCATCCCCAACTCGTGGAGGGGCTGGCGGCGGCAGCGCTGGCGTTTACGCTGGTGACAACAGCGGCTGCCGGTTTCAGCGCGGTGCTGACGCTGCTTGCTTCACCCGTCGGGATATTCGCCGCCGGGGTTGCCCTGGCGGCCGGGCTGATCGTCGCCAACTGGAAACCCGTCTCGGCTTTTTTTGCTCGACTGTGGCAAGAAATCGCCCCCGTCGTAATGCCGATGGCCAGTTTTTTTCGGACCCTGTTCGGGTTCACTCCGATGGGCATGCTGATCAGCAACTGGGGACCGGTGAGCACGTTCTTCGCGGCGCTTTGGAATGTGCTCAAGGCGCTGGCTGCGCCGGTCATCGACTTTTATGCAACGTTGTTTGCGTATTCCCCGCAGGCGCTGATTTTGAAGAACTGGGCGCCTCTGGTCGGACTTTTTGCGTCGATCTGGGATCTGCTCAGAGCGGTGTCAGTACCGGTCGGGGCTTTTTTCCAGGACCTTGTCGAGTCAATCAAACTGCCCGTGCTCGCCCTGTATGCGGTGATCCGCGAGCAGTTGGGCTGGTCGCCTCTGGAGTTGATCATTCAAGCCTGGGGCTCGGTGACGATATGGATCGAGAAATGGAGCGAGAAGTTTTACCAGGCGCTTGCACCGGTCAGGGCGTTTTTCAATGGAGGTTTGGGTGAGCTCGCTGCCGAAGCGTCGGCCAAGGTCGATGTCTTCACCCATGCCCAGGAACGGACCAATGCCCAAGGCAAGGGGGAATGGGCGCCAGAGTTTTTCGGCTCCAGTGCTGATTCCGCTGCCACACGTCCAGCGTCGATGGCGGCGCTGACACAGTCCTCGAATTCACTGACGCAAACTTCCAACAGCTTGATCCAGCAAAGCGCCGCAAACAACCGTACGCAACTTGAAGGCGGCCTGACCGTGCGCTTCGAAAATGCACCGGCAGGCCTGCGCACCGAACAACCGCAAACCAATCAACCGGGCCTGGCCGTGTCTTCGCGCATCGGCTATCGCTCGCTGTCGATGGGAGGTTCCCAATGAACTGGCGTGACCGTTTATTGCCGGCATCCTTTCGCGGTGTCGGTTTCTGGATCGACCAGGCGAAAACCCCGGTCGGACGCAAGGGGCAGTTGCATGAATACCCGCAACGCGACCTGCCGTTTTTCGAGGACCTCGGCCAGCAGGCCAAGACCCACGATCTGACCGCGTTCATCATCGGCCCCGATTGCCTGGAGCAGCGCGACAAGCTGCTCAAGGCGCTGGAGCAGGGCCGTGGCGAACTGGTGCATCCGTGGCTCGGACGCCTGCAGGTCAAGGTCGGCGAATGCGACATGACCCACACCCGCCAGGACGGCGGGCTGGTGACGTTCGCATTGAAGTTCTATCCCGATCAGCCTTTGCCGTTTCCGATAGCCACGGTCAGTACGCAGAAAGTGCTGCTGGCCAAGGCCGACGGACTGCTGGGTTCGGCGGTGGCGCGATTCGAACAGGCGATGACTTTGATCAAGGCTGCGCGGATCGGCATCACCAACCTGCGCAACAGCCTTACCGGCGTCTATGACGTGATCAAGGAACAACTGAAACCTTTGATCGAGCAGTACCGGCAGATCACCGAGCTGGTCAAAGCCGTGAAGGAGCTGCCCAAGGAAGTGGCGGCGGAATTCAAGGGTTTGCTCGGCGATATCAAGGAGCTGAAAGCGTTCGCCAAGGAAGGCTACCGGGGCGTGATCGCCGACGTGTCGCAGCAACTCGAAGCGATTCGCAAGGCCGATGTGCCGAAGATCACCACGGGCAAGGACACCAATGCCGCAGCCCAAGCGATGGCTGATCTGGTGCAAGACACGGTGCTGGTCAAAGTCGCACAGTGGGTCGCGTCGATGCCGGTGGCGACCACGCCGGTGAAGCTGGCGTCGACACCGTCGGTGGCGCAACAGTCGACCTCGCCGGTCAGCCGTCAGGAAGTCCCGGTCAGCGATGACATGCAAGCGCTGCGCACGGCGGTGACTGCCGCCATCGACCCAATGCTCGCCAAAGCCGGGCCTGCGCACTACCAGGCAATCAACGATGTAAAGGAAGCGCTGGTGGCTCATCTCAAAGCGGTGGCGTCCTCCGGCGTGCGGCAAGTCAGCAAGTCGTTTCAGGAAAGCTTTCCGGCGGTAGTCGTGGCCTACAAACAATTTGGCGACGCTACGCGGGTCGATGAAGTGACTCAGCGCAACGGGATTACCCATCCCGGTTTCTCGCCCAACGACGTGAAAATCTCGCGGGAGTGATGCCATGAACGAGATGGACAATCACGTCACGCTGACGGTCAACGACATGGAATACGGCGGCTGGAAAAGCGTCGAGATCGCCGCCGATCTGGAGCGTCAGTTCCGCACCTTCAAACTCGACATCACCTGGCAATGGCCAGGGCAGGCCGTGGACGAAAGGATCAAACCCGGCGACCCCTGCGAAGTGAAAATCGGCAAGGACCTGGTGCTCACCGGTTACGTGTTCAAAGCACCGATCCGCTATGACGGGCGGCAGATCAGCTTGAGCATCGAAGGCAGTTCGAAAACCCAGGATCTGGTCGATTGCGCCGCCCGCAACCTGCCCAGCCAATGGCAGCAACAACCCTTGCTGACTATCGTTCGCGATCTGGCGAGCGAATATGGGCTGTCAGTGGTCAACGAGATCAGCGAAACCACACGCCTGACCAAACACACCATCGTGCCGGGTGAAACGGCATTCCAGTCGATCGACCGATTGCTGTCGCTGCTGCGGGTGTTTTCCACCGACAACGAGCTGGGCCAGTTGGTGCTGGCCAAACCCGGTAGCGGTGGGCGCGCCAGCGATGCGCTGGAGCTGGGCAAGAACATCCTGTCGGCCAATGCGCCAATGGATTTCAGCCAGGTGTTCTCCGAGTACCGCGTGATCGGCCAGCAAAAAGGCTCGGACGCAAAAAGCGGCGCGGCGGTGAGTGAAGTCGAGTCGACCGCGGCCGATCTGAGTTTCAAACGGCGGCGCACCACGGTGATCAACGAAGGCACGCAACTGACCTTTGAGTTGGCGCAGCAGCGTGCCCTATGGGAAAGCGCGACCCGCATGGGCCGCGCGCAGACCACCACCTATCAGGTGCAGGGCTGGCGGCAGAGCAATGGCGACTTGTGGCGCCACAACACATTGGTGAAGGTTAAGGATCCGGTGCTGGATTTTGATGGCGACATGCTGATTTCCAAGGTCACTTATTCGCTGTCGGCGCAGGGTTCGGTGACCACGTTGCAAGTGGCCCCGCCGCATACGTTTGATCCTGATCCGACTCCCCCGAAAAAAACCTGAGCCTGACCCCGAACCCTGTGGGAGCGAGCCTGCTCGCGAAAGCGTCGCCAGCCTAAACATCACAGCGCCTGACCCGCCGCGTTCGCGAGCAGGCTCGCTCCCACACTGATCCCATTCGGGCGACTCTTTTCAAGGACATCCCATGAGCCTACTGACACGCCTGCTGGCGCGCGGCACTGTCGTGCTCGCCAATTCGGCTTCGAAACTGCAATCGCTGCAAATGCGCCTCACTGCCGGTGAAGTCAACGACGACCTCGAACACTTCGAACCCTACGGCTTCACCAGCCATCCGCTGGCCGGCGCCGAGGGGGTTGTCACCTTCATCGGCGGCGACCGTTCCCACGCCATCGCCCTGGTTATCGCCGACCGCCGCTATCGCCTGCAAGCACTCGCTGCCGGTGAAGTGGCGATCTACACCGACGAGGGCGACAAAATTCACTTCAAGCGCGGGCGGATCATCGACATCGAAACCGCCACGCTGAACATCCGCGCCAGCAGCGCGGTGAACTTCGACACGCCGGTTATAAATCAGACCGGCAAGATCGTTTCCACCGGTGATCAACTGGCCGGCGGCATCAGCCAGATCAAGCACGTGCATGTTGGCGTGCAGGCCGGTAACGGTCAGACCGGCGCGCCGGCAGGAGGCCAGTGATGTTCATCAGCCAGAACCTCCACGCTGCACTGACCCGCGCCGTCC